ATTACCGCCAAGCTCCTGAACGACCTCGAGCAGGCCGTGTCCGTGGTCTCAAACGCCCTGTCCTCAGAGACCGCTGCCCGGGTGACGAAGGACGACGCCCTCAGCACAGCGGTGTCGGCGGTCTCGGTCGCCGTGAACGTGGTGTCGCAAGCGCTCTCGGTCGTGAGCGTGGCGGTCGACGTCGTGTCCAATGCCACATCGATTGTGTCGGCCGCCCAGGCGGTGACGAGCGCGAACGTCACGAGCCTGGCCTCGGATGTGGGCCGGCTGTCGCTCGGGCTGTCGGCGCTGTCGACGCAGGTCTCGGCGCTCTCGTCTCGGGTGTCGACCGTGTCGGCGCTGGCGACCACGGCGGATACGCATGCGAACACGGTCAGCGCAGCCGTCGTCGCGGTGTCGGCCAGCCTGACGTCGGTCGCGAGTATCGCGAGTGCCGCGGCGTCGGCCGTGGCGGTCGTCTCGGCGGCGGTCACCTCGGTGAATGATCGGGTCTCTGGCATCTCCGGCGCGCAGAGCGCGGTGATCTCGGACGTCGCGCGGATCTCCCTGAACGCCTCGGCCCTGTCCACGAAGGTGGAGGTCGTCTCGGCCGCCGTCGCGGTCGTGAGTGCGAGCGTCACCTCGGTCAACGACCGTGTGTCGGCCATCTCGAGCAATCTCACGTCGCTCGCCAATCGGGTGTCGGCGAACAGCGGCACAGGCGGGAGCGGCAGCGTGACATCGGCGGAGGTCGTCGATGCGGTCAGCGTCGAGACCGCGAATCGGGTGTCGGCGGTGAACGTGGTCTCAGCGGCGGTGGCGACGGTCTCGGCCAGCGTCACGTCCGTGAATGACCGAGTCTCCGCGATCTCGAGCAACCTCACCAGTTTGGCAAACCGCGTGTCGGCCAATAGCGGCACCGGCGGCGGTGGCTCCGTCACGTCGGCCGAAGTGGTCGATGCGGTGAGCGTGGAAACCGCGAACAGGATCTCCGCCGACAACGTCGTGAGCGCGGCGGTCGCCGTGGTCAGTGCGAACCATACGAGTCTCGTCTCGGATGTCGGGCGCTTGTCCGTGAGCCTGTCCGGGGCCATTTCGAGCGTCAGCGCGTTGAGCACGCAAGTCACCAACGTGAGTGCGAGCCTGACGAGTGTGGCGAGCATCGCCTCGGCAGCCGCGTCAGCCGCAGCAGCCGCCAGCGGAGCTGCCGCCACGGTGAGCGCGGCGCATACGTCGTTGGTCTCCGACGTCGGCCGGCTCTCGGTCAGCCTGTCGGGTGCCATTTCCTCCGTGAGTGCGCTGAGCACCCAAGTGACGAACGTGAGCGCCAGTCTCACGTCCGTGGCGAGCATTGCCAGCGCGGCGGCGTCAGCGGCGGCGGCCGTCTCGGCCAATCACACCAGCCTCGTCTCGGACGTGGGACGAATCTCCGTGGCCTTGTCCGGCGCGATCTCCAGCGTCAGCGCCCTGAGTACGCAGGTCACGAATGTCTCCGCGTCCCTCACCTCGGTGGCCTCGATTGCGTCGGCGGCGGCGAGCGCGGCGGCGGCGGCCAGCGGAGCGGCGGCGGCGGTGTCCGCCAACTTGACGAGTCTGCGGTCTGACGTGGGGCGACTCTCGACCACGGTCTCTGCCCTGGTGGCGGGTGGCAGTGTGACGAGCGTGGAGCTCGGGAACGCCGTCTCGCTCGGGCAGATCCTGTCGTTGCAGAACGTGGATGGCTCGGCGGCATCGGCCGGCTGTCCCGTCTACGCCTTCACGTCGGCGAACACGTTCAAGCTCGGGAACGCGAGCGCCACGAGCGCGAAGCACATCGTCGGCTTGGTCATCGACAGCAACATCGCCATCTCGGCGGTCGGGCGCATCCAGACGCAGGGCCAGGTCACGCTGACGACGGCGCAGTGGGACTCCATCACGGGGGGCTCGGGCGGCCTGACGGCGGGGAGCACCTACTACCTCGATGTCGCGAACGGCAAGATGACCACGACGGCACCGGCTATTACGATTCGTCGGCCGATTGGCATCGGGCTCTCGACCACGGTGATGTTCCTGCACAACGCGCAGGAGTGGGACGCCCTGTCCGACGCGGTGTCGGTCGGCACGGCGACGGCAAACGCCCTCAGCGCGGCTATCGTCTCGGTGGCGAGCATCGCCAGTGCGGCCTTCTCGGCGGCAGCCGCCGTGAGCGGGAACCACACCTCGCTCGCGTCGGACGTCGGGCGCTTGTCGCAGATTGTGTCGTCGCTGGGGGTGACGGGCCAGCTCGCGGTCGTGGCCGGCAACCAGACGGCGTTCTCGGCGGCGACGAAGGTGAGCGGTCTGAGCGTGTCGCTCGCCAACAGTGTCTACGAACTGAACGGCATGATAGCCTTCAGCACATCGGGCACGGGCTCGATCAACTTCGGCTTCTCGACGAGCGCGGCGGCGTTCGGGCTCTTCGTCGGGAAGTGGGAGGTGATGCTCTCGGTGGTCAGCGGCGTGTCTGTCGGCGCCACGGGCGGGCTGACCATCGGCACGTTCAACGCGCAGACCACAACACAGGTGGTAGCGGTGACCGGGAGCACCGGGCAGAAGCAGTGGGCGCGCGTGCATGCCCTGATTCGCGTCACGACGCCCGGATCGATTCAACTCAAGGGCACAGCCGTCACGGGGGGACCGATGACAATCCTGCAGGGCTCGTTCCTACGCACATTCCGGATCGGGTGATCGCGTGACGACCGCGACCCTTGATCCCGAACTCCGTCTTGATCCGACTGTCAAGCAGCCGGTGTCGTACTGCATCCCGTTGTGGCTGCGGAACCTCCAAATTGAGCAGAACATCAAACGTGTGGCAGGGCGCCTCGGGCTACATCATCCGTTGCGCTCTGACCCCATTGCAGTGGTCGGCTACGGACCGAGCCTCGCCGAGACGTGGGAGCAAGTCAAAGACTACGACACCATCATCACGTGCTCGGGCGCGCACAAGTTCCTCCTCGAGCGTGGCGTGGTGCCGACGTACCACCTCGACGTCGATCCCAGGCCGCACAAGGCGCAGCTCATCGGCACGCCTCATCCCGATGTTGAGTACCTGATGGCCTCGACCTGCCACAAGGACGTGTTCGACCTGCTCGAGGGCTACAACGTCAAGTTGTGGCACATCTTCGACAGCGAGGAGGAAGGGCTTCGCATCCTGCCGCCTGGCGAGTGGTCCTTGACCGGAGGAGCGGGCGCGGGCCTGCGAGCAATGGTCGTGGCGCGGGTGCTCGGCTTTACCGATCTCCGCGTGTTCGGCATCGACGGCAGTGACGGGCCCACCGGGAAGCATGCCGGCGCGCACCCCTCGCAGGCCAAGAAGCGCTTCGCGGTTGATCACGGCGGCGTGACGTACTACACGACGCCCGCGTTCCTCGAGTGCGCCAAGGCCGTGTTCCACGAGCTCGACGCGATGCCGGACGTGACGGCGACGTTCTACGGCGAGGGGCTCGTGCAGGCGATGGCCCGGACGTACGTGCGGAGCGCTAAGGCGGTGCAGCCGAACATGGCGTTCCAGAAGCCTGAACTCATCAGCGAGGAGCTGCGCGGTCTGAACCGTCGGCTGCATCAGGACAACCTGACGTTCGGTGTCGGCGGTGGGAAGCACGCCCAGGTCGTCAAGGACCTCGTCGAGAAGCTCCACACCACGTCCGTGCTCGACTACGGCTGCGGGAAGGGCTATCTCGCGCGAGAACTCCCGTTTCCCATCTGGGAGTATGACCCGGCGATCCCCGGCAAGGATGCGGCGCCCAGGCCTGCCGACATCGTCATCTGCACGGACGTCCTCGAGCATGTCGAAGACGGGAAAGTGCAGCACGTCCTCGGGGACCTCAAGCGCTGCCTCCGGCAGGTCGGCTACTTCGTGATCCACCTCGGGCCGGCGGCCAAGACCTACGCGGACGGGCGGAATACTCACCTGACCCAGCGTGGGCAGACGTGGTGGGAGGGCAAGGTCGGGAAGTTCTTTGACGTGGCGAAGAGCATTCGGAAGGGGCCCGAGCTGCACCTCGTGGTCGGCCCACTCAAAGGCGCTGGCACGGCTCCGCTGGAGACGACCACGTTCGTGACGCTGCCGGAGCCTCGGTTGAAGTTCGACGGTCTCACGCTCCGCAAGAAGCCGTATCCCTACGCAGGCGTCCAAACGATCCTCGACCCGACCCTGTTTCAGGCCCTGGCGAGTTCGTTCCCATCGGCCGTCTTGTTCGGGGAGATGGGAGGCGGGAAGACCAAGCTGGCGCTGGGCGAGCGGACGCGGCCGGCGGAGTACGCCCAGCACATCGCGGCACACCCCGCATGGCAGGCCTTTCACGCTTACGTCAAATCATCGACCTTCCTGGCGGACGTGGGGACCGCGCTGGCGTCATACTCGTGGGTGGCGCTCCCGCCCGACGCCGAGCTGTCGGCGCGGTTCGAGTTCTCGAGGCTGCGGTCGAACGGCGGTTGCCTGTTGCCGCACACCGACACGGCAGACAAGCTCGTGACCATCGTGATCGGGATGCGCCGCGACGGCGACGGCTGGGACGATGCGTGGGGCGGCGGGACGTTGATGCTCAAGCCGAAGCGTGGCGGGAAGCCGGCAGACGACTACAAGGCTCCGCTGTCGGACTTCCTCGTCGTGGAGACGATGCCGTACGCGCCGAACGTGGCGACCATCTTCGTGAAGACGCGCAACTCGTGGCACGCGGTGGGCCCGCTGACCGGTCCGGGGGACGGGCGGATGCGGCGCACCGTGACAATCAACATTGAGCGGGTGAAGGCGTGAAGCAGATCATCACGCAACGGGATGCCCACGGAGAGTACAAGTTCCTCTGTGAGAGCCCCATCGAGCGCTGGCGGGCTGAAACCCTGTTCACGAAAGAACCAGGCACGGTGGATTGGTTACGGGCCACATTGAAACCGGGCGATTGCTTCTATGACATCGGGGCGAATGTTGGGTGTTACACGCTGCTCGCGGCACGGCTTGTTGGGCTAGACGGGCATGTCATTGCGTTTGAACCGCATCCGGCATCAATGAGGACGCTGATGGGCAATGTGGAACTTAATCTGTTGTCGAACGTGACGCTCTGTGCCTTACCGCTCAGCAATGAAAGCGACATGGAATGGCTCGACCTGTCAGCGCTCGAAGCTGGGTCTTCCAATCATCAGCTTGGTAAGGGGCGCATGCGGATCATCACCTACGCGGCCGCGCTCGATGATTTGATTGCTCTCAAGAAGTTGCGTCCGCCCGATGTGGTGAAGATGGATGTGGATGGTCACGAGCCCGCGATTCTCTTCGGCATGCTGGGCACGCTGGAGCATGTGCGGTCCATTCAGATCGAAGCGCAACCGAACACGGCCGAGACCATTCTGGCGCGGCTGATCGGTTGGCATTGCTATCGCCATGATACCGATCTAGGCGGGCAGAAGATCGCGGCCGGACGGCCCAAGCACCAGGTGGCGCACAATCTCGTCTTCACGAGGGCCGCATGAGAGAGCCCCTCAAAGTGTTCATCGGCTACGACGACCGCGAGCCGGTGGCGTATCACGTGCTGGCGCACTCCATTCTGAAGTGGTCCAGCGAGCCAATCGGGATTTACCCGGTGGCGAAGCATCAGCTCCGGCGGGACTTCACGCGGACGCCAGGTCCTACGGAGTCGACGGCCTTCAGTCTGACGCGGTTCATGGTGCCCTACCTATGCGGCTACGAGGGCGCGGCGATCTTCATGGACTGCGACATGCTGTGCGAGGCGGATCTCAACGACCTCTGGTTCTACATCCTTGCCAGCCCCGACAAGTCCGTGTTCTGTTGCCAGCACGATTACATCCCGAAAGACACGGTGAAGTTTCTCGGCCAGCCGCAGACGGCGTACCCGCGTAAGAACTGGTCGTCGTTCATGCTGTTCAACAACACGAACTGCAAGGCATTGACGCCGGACTACGTGAACCACGCCTCCGGGCTCGACCTGCACCGGTTCTATTGGACGGACGAGGACAAGATCGGGACGCTGCCGCTGGAGTGGAATTGGCTCTGCGGGGAGTACCCGCCGAACCCGCACGCGCACGTCTTCCACTACACGAACGGGGGGCCGTGGTTCCCAGAGACGGCTTCCTGTGACCATGCCGAGCGGTGGCTGATGGCGCGCGATGCGGCGATGGGGACATCTGGGAGCCGCTGCTGCGCTTGCGGGGCTTTCCATCCCGTCGCGAACGGCCTGCGTGGCGCAGTGTGCTACTCGTGCTCGTACAAGAAGTGCGAGGCCTGCGGGCAGTTCCTGGCCTGCTGCGCGTGCGTGCGCGAGAGGGTGTAAATGGGCGGACTGTATCCGGGCGCCGGCTACTTCGGGCAATACTCGATCAGCTTCACGCCGTCGTCGGGTGGGGGCACCATCGTCTACGTGTATCGCTATCTGGTCATCGTGAACGACTAACCGAAGGAGCACACATGCCTGCTGAGATCTCTCCGATGCTCTGCCTGATCTGGTTCTGCGTCGGATTCTTCACGGGCCTCGGCTGGGCGCTGGGGTGCTGGGTGATCGGGCGACTGACTCGATGAGATGCCACAAAAAGGGGGACGGTCGGGGTCATTCCCGATACGCAGACGCGCAGTAACGGCGAGCACTAGGCCGCTTGACGCTGGTGCAGCGTGCGGTAAGCCGTGAAGGCGAAGTGACGCGAAAATCCGGCAGCCATCCGTAACTAGTTCGTGGCAATGGTGGCCGGTCCCCGTGATGCGCTGAACGCCGGGCTGAGACAAGGCGTGACGGCCAGGAGAGACTGGCATTTCAAAGGAGTGCGGCAATGTTCAAGAAGATTGTCGGCGGCGTGCTGTGGCGATTCACGTTCAAGCAGGCGCGAGGGGTCGAGCGCGTGCTGATTCGCACGGAGACCGAGGACCCGGCGGAGGCGCATACCCTCGCCACGTGGTATCTGGGCCAACTGAACAGCCCGGCCGTTCGGTTTATGAGTGTCGAGCCGGCGGTGGTGGCAACCTCGGCGCAGATGGATGCCGTCCAGCGAGCGGAAGCGGGCCTGGAGGAGGAAGTCGTGGACGCCCTGGCGGACGAAATGGGGGGGCCGCCGTTGCGTCCGAAGCCCGTGAAGACGAAGACCTCGAGTCCGCACCCAGCGGACCGCGTTGGTGCGTAAGGTCGACGCCGACGCCGCGACCCGCGAACCGGAGCGACCCCCTCGCACAACCGAGGAGGTCGTCTTCCGGTACCTCCGCGACAACCGGGCACCCCGAGTCGGCGAGGTGGCCTTCCTGCTGCTCGCGGGCGGGCCGACGTGGTATGTCCGATGGCCGAACGGTTCCCTGCGGTGGGAGACGGAAGCGGCTCTGCGTGCGCGCGGCGCGACGATCCCCGCGCATCCGCTCCTGCGCCCTGTGGTGGACCCCGTGACGGGCGAGCAACTCTAGATGTTCCTCACCCCGCCCAAGGAGACGCGGCTCGTCCGCTGGGCCTCGAACACGCAAGGCGAAGCCTTCTCCTACGGGCCGCATCCGCAGTGCGCCTCGGGCGGGTGGGGCTCCGGCAAGACCTACGCCTTCTGTTTGAAGGCGCTCTGGCTGTCGACGACGTACCGAAAGAATCGCGGGGTCATCGCGCGGCACGTCGGCAAGGACCTGCGCGAGACCACGATGGCGACCTTCTACAAGGTCTGCCCGGCCTACCTCTACGACCGGCGCTTCGGCGGCCGGCGCAACGACCAGAACGGCTACCTCCGCCTGGCTGACACGCAGTCCGAGATCCTCTTCGTCCACCTCGACGATCCCGACGCAGCCGGGTTCATCCGAGGACTTGAGATCAACTGGTTCTTCATCGACCAGGCCGAAGAGAACCCGGAACACATGGAGGAGCTGTTCGACATGCTCCTTGGGCGTCTGAGCCGGTGGGACATCGCCGAGGTCCCAGACTGGATGGTCGCGCAGGAGGAAGCCGCGACGGGCCAGCCATGGCCGTACGTCCACCCGGAGAGCGGCAAGGCCGTCCCGCCGCCGTACCCGATGCTCGCCGTGAACCCCGAC